CTGAAAGTCCTATCGATCCTCGGCACCCTTACTACGAAGGATCTTCAATTCGTTGAAGATAATTTTAAGTTCGGGCCCGGGGCAACGACGGGAGTGAAAGGCAGTGGATGTGTACTGTCGGATAAATATGATGAAGAAATTCATCTGACGACGAACCTTATACCTTTTTATCGCTCAATCTTGGGCGACAGATGGTGGGAGTCCTTACGGAACCCCGTCATCGTTGAAGGTAACAGGTTCACTACTGTTCCGAAAAGCGCAAAGACCGATCGCGGTATTTGCATCGAACCCACGTTGAATATTTACACTCAACTTGGTGTCGGTGCTTTAATTCGCAAAAAGTTAAAGCGTGTTTCGATCGATCTAGACAGTCAAGAGCGCAATAGATTTCTGGCCTCAAAAGCCGAAAAATGGAATCTATGCACAATTGATCTTGCAGCCGCTTCAGACACTTTGTCTTGCGGCTGTGTCTCTCGCTTGGTTCCTCCTCAATGGCTAACTCTTTTAGACCTTCTTAGGTCTGAAAAGTCGGACATTGATGGGAAGACCGTTCTGCTTGAGAAATTCTCAAGCATGGGCAATGGTTTCACTTTTGAACTCGAAAGCCTAATTTTTACGGCTGTCGTGCAAACGTGTGTACCAAAGAGCGAACATTCGCACGTATCCGTTTATGGGGATGATTTAATATTCCCCAGAGCGTATGCGTCGAGTGTGATCGAGATCTTAGAGCACTTAGGCTTTGAGATCAACAGAGCGAAAAGCTTCTTGGCAGGAAGCTTCTTCGAATCGTGCGGCACTGACTGGTTCAAATCAGTCAATGTCCGCCCCTTCTACTTGAAAGGCACTAAGAGAGATTCACATCTCCCTTATGTCATGCAAGTGGCCAACAAACTTCGACTATACTCCTTGCGGAGGACGGCCGGCATTTGTTGTGACGCTCGATTCCAGCCTTTATGGATATCCCTGTTAAAAGGTATACCTAAAGGTTGGAGAAAGTGTCGTGTTCCTGATCATTTCGGCGACAGCGGTCTGATTTCATCCTTTGATGAGGTTATGCCGCGAAGCGCTCTTGATGGTCATGAAGGGTGGCAGCTTTTGTTTCGTCCATCTAGACCTATCAGTACATCGAAAAAGTCTTTTGGGCGTCTATTAGCTGCTTTAGCGTGTCCGAATCCTG